ATGCACATGCGGGGTATCAACTTTGTATTAGGTCTCGGCGTCGCGCTCGGCCTGTTAGCAGGCTGTCAGGCGGCTTCACCGGCAACTAAACAAGCCAGCAGTCAATCATCTAAGACTAGCGCTAAAAGCGTTCACAGCTCGGCTAAACACCAAGCACAAGCACGGCCTTATCAACATTGGCATACCGTCAAAGATGTTCACTTGCCTATTTTGATGTATCACAGTATTTCTAGCGGGAACCAGTTACGTGTCCCCGCCAAAGAATTTCAAACTGAAATGACTTATCTAAAGGCACACGGCTACCGAACGCTGACTGCCAATGAAGCCGTATACGCGCTCAAACATCGGCAAATTCCACAAAAGAAGATTGTCTGGATTACACTCGACGATAGCTATAAAGATAACATGACAGCAGCTTGGCCAATTTTGAAACAGACGCACCAACACGCCACCATTAATTTTATTACCGGCTTTACCCATAAGAAAAACCACTTAACTTTAGCTGATGCTAAGCGGATGCAAGCATCCGGTAATATTGATTTTCAAAGTCACACCGTTCGCCATCTGGATTTAAATAATTTAACTTACCAGGTTCAACTTACGGAATTATCAAGTTCCAAAAAATGGCTCGATCATAATTTACAACAGAACACACAAGTTATTTGTTACCCAGCCGGCCGTGCTAATCAGCAGACCATTAAAGCCGATAAACAGGCTGGCTATCAGTATGCCCTATCAACGGCACCTGGCATCGCCACCAGCACACAGAACCCATACAATCTCACTCGACAACGGGTCGTACCTGGAATGTCGCTAACGGCCTTTCAGACACTATTAACGAGTAATAATTAATTCATAGGACCCTTACTTGTGACACGATCCCAAAACCCTTTTTTATGAGCGCTTAACAGTGCTGTTGTGATCACAACAGCCCAAACGCAAAATTGGGGTTTTAATTTGATACCAATTAGCAAAAGAGAAGCGTCATAATGCTGATATACCAGCATTATGACGCTTCTCTTTTTATCTACCGACGTCGACTTATCACCCGCACGGTAGTTATACCATCATAGGTAGCACGTAACAAACCATTGGTATTAAGCCCTTTGCGAAAAAGAGAGATATTTTATTTACAAATCGTGGAAGAGCACAAATTAATTTAATATTGGTCCTTTTTTTGATGTTTTGCTTTCTTCACTATTATATACCAACTTATTATCTTAAACATAAAAAAGTCCCACACCAGCCAATTAAGGCTAGTGCGGGCTTTTTCTTATTTTGTCTAAAATTACAACTTTCGTAGTTACAAATCAATTTTTATTATATTACCGGTGCTTCAAATTAACAGGCTTACACTTGTTTAGGTAAAGAAAGAACATAGCCAGTGTAAATTATGATCTATTGATATTACACTAACAAAATTAAACTTGCTAATAAAAAAAAAGTATGAGAAGATAATCTTGTCAAGGAATTATCTCTCATACATATGCTAAGCGATATTCATTTGAATATCGCTTTTAATTTACTGACGTCGAATCGTATAACAAACCCAACGCTTGCTGCATCTTATCATTTGGGCACATTTCAACAACTTTCACTAACCGCTCATTTGGATCAATCGACTTAATGTGTTCAGTTAGAATACTACCAGTTGTTTTTGTACGACTATCTAATGGAACATGCATGGGAAACGACTGTTTTCGATTTGAAATTGGCATAACCATAATTAAATTGTTCAATCGCTGAAAATCGGAAATTGATACGACTAGTGCAGGTCGTATCCCGTCTTGCTCATGCCCTTTGACTGGTCGAAAATTCGCCCAAATAATAGTACCTTGTTCTAAAATATCTACTGCCATGACAACACATCCTAATAAGTATTTATTGCCTAGTTTTCCATGGTTCTCGGCAAAACTGGGCAATAAATTTTTTAGAAGAATTCATTACCAACGGCTTCTCCCCAATCGTATTCATGAGTAGGGTTTTCCTGACGATACTTTGTTAAATCAAATTTATCAAATCTGCGCATTAGATTTGATTCTTGCCTTGTTGGTGAGATTAAAATCTTGCCATCCTCTACAGAGATTTGAACTGGCGTATTAATTGGGTTAACAATTCCAATCTCTTTGAGGATTGACTTTTTTAGTCTGATTCCTTGCGAGTTGCCTAATTTAACAATCTTTGCGGATAACAACATAATAATCCACCCCATTCTAAAACTTTATTGTTGAAAAGCATATAAACGACTTAATTTTCACCTTCACAGACATAATGTATTCCTCCTAGACAATAATTGATACAAAATTAGTATACACCCCTGTATACATTATGTCAAAAAGTCTTATCCTACATATAAATCAAAAATCACAAACTGTCCAATTAAGGTTAGTGTGGGATTTTATTGTTTTGTCTAAAATTACAACTTTCGTAGTTAAAAATTAATTTTTGCTGTTGCACCAGCATTCTCTCATCATTACAACACTTATACAATGAAAGCATAAATTTCACAACAAACAAAAAATCCTCACACCAGCAATTGCCAGTGTGAGGATTTCGTCTATTTGATAATCAACTTATTACCAGGGTGAATCATAGAATAGATCGTTTTACCATTTTGAGTAGCCAACGTATATACGTTCAGGCCGTTGCGTTGGGCAATCGCCCACCATGAATCACCGTACTTGACTGTATAATACGTGTGAGAATAACCAGCTTTAGAATACCACCTGCCAATTACCAGCAATGTAGTTTCGCAGTAGTGAGTATTAAAGTTGCACGATTTCTCATGTATTCCTATGATAATACGGAACCTAGTAATAATCTGGTTTCCTCTTTCGCTGAGATACTTTCTCTTATGTATTAGCCATCTACCTTTACAGCAGGCGGCTTTTTACGCAAAAAATTCCCCACGCCGAAGCGCAGGGGAATTAATCAAGTTATAACTATCATCTAGAAACTACACTAGAGACAATTAATATTATACTTATTACTTGCTATTCTGTAAAGTATTGTAGTTATCTAATTAGCTATATTGACAGCTAATAATGCTAAATCTAAACTCTCACTAACAAAATATACAGGCAAGCAACACAAAAAAATCTTCCACTCATCAAGCAGAAGATTATCCTCATCACTTCCGGCACCACTAACCGACAATCTTGGGGGGATTTGAAAGCTGTGATACTAATAACAGGACAAGGGACATAATAACACTTGTCGGTTTATATCACAATACCGAAAGTAATCTATAGAAAAATATTAATAAGTCCTTGTTATATTAATCAGGTTTAATGTATAATAACTGTGTTCTTTATTATCTTAGGAGAAACAGAACACCCATTTTATTTATTTAAACATTGGGCCAGTCTTGACTGGCTCTTTTTTATATATTTTGTTAACAAAAAATCCCCCACGCCGAAGCATGGGGGACTAGAACAGTTCACGATTATTATACTACTTTTGGCTTGCTTGTGAGGCGGCTTCTGACGCCATTTCAGTGTCAGAAGCTGCAGAACTATTCACTGCAGCGACTGTGGACGTTGGTGTTTGCGCTTCGTCAGCAACCGCATTAGCGGTCGCTTCGACTTGACTTTCCTCGTCACTTTTAACTGTTGGTACTGTCAATGTTTGAACGTCAGTAATAACGCCCAGCATACCAAGGATCGTTAATACAGTGTTGATAACGGCAACAATGGCTGACCAGTCACCGGTAAATTTAATACCAAACATGGCAAAAACTTGTTGAACTAACACAATTAATAACGAAATAATCCCAGCAATCAATTTTCCATTCAAGCTTCCGTCAGCATTCTTAAAACTAATTTTTTTCATTTCCTTTGGCTTCCTTTTCATATAGGTGTTTAAATTCAATGTCATGACCATCTAACCGGCCTTCTACCTTAATGACCCGATTTTCAATCGCGTTCATTGTGTCGGAGTTTTGCTGTCGTACTTTTAAACTTTCATCGGTAAAACGGCTAAGCCGCTTGCCTAAATCGTTAAGCGGGATACGGACCGTCTTATTGAGAATCCAATTAGCTAATACACAAATACTAGTGACAATGGCAACAATCGATCCCCATTCATCCCAGCCTAATCCTAATAGTGTATGCAATCAACGCACCACCAATCGCTGGCCAGGATAGATAGTAATGTAAATTGACTTCCCATTCTGGCTAGCTAATGTAGTCATGCTCAGGCCGTTGCGTTGTGCGATTGTCCACCAGCTGTCGCCAGACTTGACTGTGTAGTACATATGACTAACCGGCTGACCAGTAACTCGCTTCCCGTAGGCTGGCCCGTTGGTGACACCTAGCTTAATGAAGCCATACAGGCCGTTTGAACGGGTGTAGCGTGCCCATACATAGTCGTGTTCGATAATAACCGCGTTGTAAGTCACACTTTCACCCTTGTAATAGGTAGCCACTTGGCTTACTTTGTCACTATCCGTGTAACGAACAGCTAGTGTCCGGTTAGGGTAAAACACGCCTGGCTGGTTGTATTTAACGACCTTAAAGGTGGCCTTCTTAGCTGCCTGAGCCTTCTTAACGTTGGCTTGAGCTTGTTTCTTGCTGGCAGTCGTATAGCCTGATTTAGTGATCCCTGTTAAATCGACATTGCCGTCTAATCCGCCTGCTTTATACATGCTAGTGAATTGGAAGATAGCCACGCCGTCCATGCTAGGGAACCAGTTATAATCCGGCTTAGTTCTCACCAGATAGTCCGGATATTCGGCTATCCATAGGCAATTACCATAGGCTTTGACAATGGCACTAGTATTAACATGTGCATTGAGGTAGGCCTTGCCGGAATACAGCACTGGGGTATATCCAGCGTCTTTAATAAGCTTCATCTGGGCTAGAATGACATTAGTGTTAGCTGTCACGCTATTAGAAGCACCGTCCTCATAGTCTAGTGCTACAATACTACCCTTGGGCGTCCTAACACGTGGCAAGTAATAGGCCATCATAGACTTGGCATTGGTCATATTGCCACCGACACCGTCCCATAGATAGGTGTGTACCCGTTTACCAGCCTGTTGAGCTGATTTGACTTGGCTGTTATACGTGGTTTGAGGGATATTAGTCCCGCCATAGAAGCCACCCGCCTGTGATAGCACGAACTTATCAGTGTTATAGCCAAATGTCCCATTATTACCGTTATACTTAGACCAGTCGACCCCTTGGTCACGACTAGTTGAAGCCTGACTGGTAACATTGACCATTAAAAAGGCCATAAAAATGGCGCCCACCGTTAAGATGAGTGCCTTTAATTTGTGCTTATTCAATTGTCTACCTCCTATTGTACGCTATTAGTATCTACGGTAGCTGATGCCTGTGCAGCTTTGTAGGCTGTAATTGCATCGGATACCTTAGTCCACCGTCAATTTTTTCCAAGCAGTTTTACCGGCTTTAATATTGGAAGCAGAATCTGCTCTATAGTATTCACCACTATAAAAAGTTAGGAGCAATTGAGCCATCCAGTCGCTATCTTTACTTGGCCCAAACACTAAGAGAATGCTTCCTTGGTCGCTTCCATACATTGGGGTGTTTTTAGCTAGTTTAAGCCACAGGGTGTAACTACCGGGTTGTGTTAACTGATTAATATCAGCATCATTCGACAATGAGGTCGTCGTTAATCCGTTTGGTCCAACGTCACCTTTGTCACCCTTAACGCCTTGTGGACCTGTTTGGCCAGTTGCGCCTTGCGGCCCAGTATCACCCTTGTCGCCCTTATCACCCTTGTCACCTTTGTCTCCCTTAGCGATTGTGCTTGCAGCTTTATTCATTGCTTCCACAAAATCATCAAAAGTAATGGTGGTAATCGTGTCACCACCTTCGTTCTCAATGTTGTTTGTAATAGTAAAACTGAGTGGTGTATCACTAGGATAAATACTTGTGCCCGCCTGATCAATCACCCAAATTTCTAACTGATAACTCCCAGCTGGTAAGCCTGCCATCAAAGTCGACGCAGGCTGTAAATTAAGCCAGCCTGGTTTTAGACCGGTCAAACTAGTAATTGCGATAGGCTGACTTCTTAAATAACCACTGTAATTGCCAATCTTGGCGATAATGTCAGTGGCCTGAGTTAAATCGACAACTGCCCCGGCATTTTTGCAAATGAAAGTAAACATCGTCTCAGTGTCACCTTGCTTTATTTGCCGAGGTGATTTAGTTGTAAACTCTAACGTTTTAGCCATCGTATAGCCTCCTTTAATCACAATGCGGGAGATGGCGCTACATAGTCCTCACCGGTGATGCTTTTGTAGTCAGCAGCCGTAATTGCGCCATAACCAACATAGCCATCAATCTGACAGCCGGCATCGAACATCATTTTTACAAAATCAAGCATTCTTACCATCTCCTGTCTTTTGCTCCAGTGCTGCAACCTTTAGGCCTAATGCGTTGATAGCTTGCATTACTGGCGATGGCGTAGTCGTTGCTGTTCCATCGCTAATGACTGGTGCTGGCATGATTGTGTTGTACATAACCATGTAGAAGCCATCCGCAGCATGGGTCGTTAAATCATCAGGGACATATCCATCATAATCATAGGTGCTGTCATCCTGATCAACACCAATAATATGGTTATCTTCATTTAAAGTAAGCTTCATGCTATCCCTCCTTATTCATCAGAAACTGTGGCTGTAATTGAATAGCTTACAGGCGTTACCTTGGTAAATGCTGGCAACGAATAAATCTCAAGTGTTGAGTTCGCTGGAACCATATAAGCATAATGGAAAGCGCACATATAAATGGTTCCTTGTACTTCTGTATAACCGATTAAATTAACAGTTCCTGGTGTGATGGGAGCAGATAGATTAAAGTCGAACTGAGTACCCGCGATATTAACCGAAATCGTGGCATTCATATTAGCATAATAAGAAAAATCCTTAGCCGCTAGTTGACTAGCATTTTTAACATCCGAAATCGTACCCAACACTTGGTTCGACAATAATTTAGCCATCACGTTCTGTTTAACTAAATGATAAGTGCTCCCAGCTGAATCCATTGTGCTGTTATACAGTCCAATTCGAGACTTTGAATTATCCTGCAAATAAACTTGGCTACGTTCAATGTGAACATCTTCAGTAACGTCAGTGTTAGTTGATAAATCTGCACATTGCCAACCGTTGAAGCGAATATTTGAATTAAAAACATATAGTGCATTCATTTTATATTTAGAATATCCACCAACTTTAAGTTGATCAAAATAAATATTATTACAGCTTAGAATTACGGCTGCTTTAACCGAAAAGCCTTGTGTCTTTACCATGATATTATTGACATTAACCAACGCTAACGTTTCTTCCGGCATATCATTTAAAAGTGTCAATTGCTTAACTGGTGTTGATGGTGTTCGCAGACAAACACTGGCTTCCAATAAACTAGCAAACGGGTTAGATGCGGTGCCGTCAGGATTATAGGCTGAATTATTACCAACACAAAAATCAATTGTATCTGGGTCAGCATTCTGAATGGAAACCAGCATCGAACCAGATACCGGAATTTTAAAATTGTGATTTGTTTCGTAGAATTGGGTTAATCCACCCCACTTATCAATATTAATGCTGGAAGATAAATAGATTTTACCGTTATCATTGAATGCCATACCTTCTATTTCGCCAGTCGGATATAAGTCTTCTTGGAAATCATCAAAAGTATAGGTCGTCCGATAAACTAGCGTTTTATTCGCATAATCAATGGTATAAGCCCAAATTTGAGACTTGCGGCCACCAATCCAGTATAAATCAGTTCCATGGACTTGCACACCTTGCATGTACCATGGGTCGTAACCAATCAAGTCGGACCACTTAACCGTGAATTGCAAGTCCCATGATGAATCATAGAACTCCATTGTCTTGTTATCTGCCACAATAAAGCAATTGTCGGCACTATCATACCCAATCGAATGGATAAGTGGCAGGGCTGTTTTATTAGTTAGGTCAATCGTATCCTTAACCGTTAAGGTTGCTGGATTAATCTGCAAGACTTTGGTTTTATGAGCTTCGTCAGTATTGGTAGCATCTTCAGCCATTGCAAAGTAAATATACCCGTCCGTCGCATTATAGGTCATCGAATTGCCATGATAGCCCATAATTTCATTGGACAAAATCTCAGTACCAGTTTCGACGTTAAATTTAACCAACGTCCCATACCGCAGATCTAGTGGATAACTGTTCTGAAAGTATTGGACTACTGTCGTATTACCCAATCCGGTGAAGCCTTGCCCGTTTGAGGCTACTGAACCTTGTACGCGATACTTCTGACCAAGTCGGCGCATGTTCGCATAGGTCGTGGCACTGGCTACTGACGCATCCACCTTACTTTGTAACGAAGCAAAATGATCTTCAAATTTGCTCAGCGCTTTGTCAAGTGCACCTTGAGTTAGTAATCCATCAGCTTTAATTTGCTGTTCAAGTGTCGTTAGCAGTGTTTGCGTGTCAACACCTTGGTTACTCAGCTTAGTGAACAAATCTGAAACTTTCTGTTTCCAATCGTTTAGCGTACCATCGGCATCATTAATGCGGCCTTGCAATTCATCTAGGAATTTCTGTAATTCGGTTCTAAAAGGCGCCTTATTGATAAACATATCAGGATTGTCATTATAGACGTGGAACCAGACATTAAAGGTCGTGACACGTTTGCCGGCAGCATTTTGCAACCCTAAGAAGCCATAAAAATAGCCTTCCTGTGGAAACATGGTTCCAGGAAGGTTCATCTTAACTCGGCCTAAGCCAATAATATCATCGCTGGTTCCCACATAGCTAACTGCTTCACCAGTATCAGCCGTCACTTGGTTGTTTTCATCAAGGCTACCAACAAACCCAGTTAAAAATGGCACTAGCCCATCTTCAAATCGGTGCGCTAATCCACGTTCTTTAAAATGGACGACTAGCGGGACCTGTTCATCGCCCACCCGGCCGTTGAAGCTATCACTCAGATTGAAAACATCGCCCGAGCCAATTTGTTGCTTGTACGTATCTAATGTAATCGTACTAATCATTTACTCACCTTCCTCAGTTTCCACTACCTTACCATCCACAATTGCAATTGGCACATCATAATTCGACAAAATATTAACAAGTTCATGCATATTTTCATCCTGAACTCGAATTTTTGATTCAATTGTAGTTTGTGTCTCTTTAATATCACTTTGCCGGTGCTCTATCGTAGCTTGATTATCAAGTATGTCATTGAAAGTATCTTGAGTTATCACGAAGTTGGATATCAGCATTTCCCGTAGCGGAGCATCATACACAGCAGATAATTCATTAGTGAATAATTTAATGCTCATTCAACCGCCTCCTTCTTTTGCCACGTCACTTTCCCGTCATTATCAATGGCAGGTTCCCATACCGTTCCATCTGGTGACGTCAACTGCCCAATTAAACTTAGTCGTTGGTCCAAGTCATCACTAGTAACTAACTCTGGTTTATTGGCAATCTTCTCCCAGCTAATTGGAAACTGCATTGAAAGAATATTAATAGCCTGTTGCACCGTCATTTTATCCATTCGCGGCACCACCCAATGCATTAAGTCTTGCTAGTGTACTCGCATCAGTAATCAAATCATTGCCGTCTACAGCATCAAGCCCGGCCTTTAGCTGTGCGATTTGCTTACCAGAATCACTATGAGCAGTCTGCAATCCCGCGGTGATTTGTGTAAAGCTTTTGGTCATATTGCCAAATGTCACGCTAGTCGTCGCTGGATTAACCAAATCAATCACGGTTTCACTGATTCGAGTTTCAACATCCACACCATTGCGATCCCGAATATAGCCATAATTTCCAACCTCACTATTATTAATCATTCCAGATACCGAGTTAGTCTTGAAATCATTCAATGTCGCAGTTCGCTGAATCAACGGCACATCTTGTAATTTTGATTTCAAATATGCCAGTAGGGAATCACTATTCGTGAACCGCTCATCAGAAATTGGCTCTGCATCAATTACACCCCACGTTGTTGCGTTAGGACTCGTGTACTCAGCAGTAGCCAACGGTTTTTCTTTGTCGTCTAATTTACCTGTACCTTTAATATGAGTTGCAATCGTCGTGTAATCACTCTCATCGGTCAACGAGCTAAGATTCAATCCATCTAACCAAACGAAAGCATCACGCTTACCGACTTGTTTATAAATATCAATATGCTTGCCCGTACTAGTCCATTCGAAATTGAAGTCTGACATCAAAGTGTTTAAGAATAAATCAAACGCTAAACCAGTACCGAAGTCTTCAGAAAAATCATAATGATTGAAATCATCATGAATCGTATACGTAAATCCAGTGCCTTCAGTAATTAGCTGCATGCAGCTATCGAGCGACTGGGATCCCTTTATACTCTTCTCAACGTAATGGTCGTTTAAATCGTGCACAGCGCCTAGAAACGTTGCTTTAACATTGCGACTACCACCGATGTTAGATCCATTCATGGTCTGAATACGATAAGCTTCGCCACTATCGGAATCCAGCAAGAGAGTGCGTGGTTGCAACATGCCCACAGCAGACGCGTTCGTACCCGTGTTAATGAACGTCAATTCCATTTGTGACACCTGATTCACAGTTTTAGTCAATTGTGCTGAAATTGGGATAACCGGTAGTTCGTTACCTGTTACATCACATAAATAAAACACTGTCACACCTCCTAAACGTAATAGCGTGTATCAAACTCCAAATCATAATTCGTTGCACCCGCCACCAGTAATTCATTAATCCCCTTGACGTAATCCAAATAGGCATGATTACCCTTGCTGTAGACATTCACGCCATCCACAACTGGAACCATGCCATATAAAATTAGAGTTTGGGATTTCTTCAACGCTTGATTCAGCTGAAACACCTGTCCCGTAGTTTTGTTAGTAATTGATAATTGACTAGCCACATCTCCATGGAAGGTTAATGTGGCCGTCTTGCCATCAGCCAGCAGCGGAATTGAGCCACCAACAAACACCTTGACGTCACTTTGATTGGTGAAACGATACGGTGGCAAACATGCAAATGGAATATCAAATCCTAATGGAATGTTATTCTTCATGTTGTCAGTGGTGTTAATTGTCTCGCCAAATCCACCAGTAACAACTAGGTTAACTGTGATATCCTCCGTCATAATTGGTGATGCCTCATAAGGTTCTATATTAAACCCATCATCTGCGTGAACCGGCCAACGAATTGATGGAATAACACTGCTAACGACATAAAAGTCCTCGTAGCCACGAAATAAATCAAACAGCTTCAACCGCATTAGCTCTTGGTCAACTGAGTCAATTGTTTTAACGTCAAAAACTAGCGGTATCTTGCGTTCACTCGTGTGTGTTTCAGATGAAGCTACATTGTACTTACCAACTGACGTGTAAGTTCGAGTGAACGTTGGTGCAGGTGGTGAAAACTTTTCTACTTGAATACCCAAATCAGATAGCCAGTAATTACTGCCATCCTGTTGAATCACTTGAATATCTAACTCCATCTATTTGCCTCCTCTCGCTCGATCAATGACAACATCTTGGCCTAGAGCCAGCTTAATTAACGGATACTGAGCATTAAAAAGGACGCCATTATCTAGTTTGGCAGTGATGTTAACTGTCTTGCTAGTAATTGCGTCCACTAATGACTTGACCATACCTAATACCTCACCAGTTCCGTTCGCCGCTGCACCGCTAACTGCGACGGGCCCACCGTTCTTAGGAGCATCTACGGGAATGGTACTCTTTAATCCAGCAGCTTGTTCCGCACTTGTAGCGACAAAAGCCTGCTGACCAAATGACATCTTGACAGCTTGGTCCGTTAAATACTTGCTGTAATTCGACTGATCATCCGGAATATGAATTTCACGTTGGTTATGCTCAGATACCCAGGCCAACTGTTTCTCATAGGACTCACCGCCCTTGTCAAAACGACGATGACCACTGGGCGCCCAACCGCGATTCCACATCAAATCGTTGTACCAGTTGGAATCATTAAATAACGCCAATAATTGGTCATAACCATTAGCACGGTTTCCATGGCCTTTAACCGCGTAATACCGGAATGTTTGTCCGATAAATTGAAGTAACCCCTGAGCAGGGTCAACACCAGTATTGACATCCACATAGCCATGTTGAAATACTGTTGGATTACCGCCGGACTCGTGATTGATGGTATTAAGGATTTTCTTAACGCCATCTTCAGGCATCGATACGTGCATAGCAGCGGCGGCTCGTTTGATGTACGGAATCCACCGCGTTACTCCAGCACCACCCGGATTGCCAGCACCCTCAATGGCTAGTTTCTTTAGCCAATTGGTTTGCTTCTTTTCCCAGTCCTTAGTATCTGGGCCAAACTGATTCTGTGATCCACCTGGAAACAGGTTCATATCAAAACTTGAATCTATTAGTTTTTCCCAGTTCTTAATAGGGTGCTCCATGAACTTCATAGCATCACCAAATAGGTTCTTGATCCAATCAACGATGTTGCCACCGGAACCAGTCGCAAACATCGGCAACCCCATCATTTTAAGAATTGGTGCCGCTTTTTCAGTATCCTCGCCTGAAAAGACTTGAGCGCCGACAGGCAAGTGAGTCACAGTTGGAACAGCCGGCGATAGTCCTAATGATCCATTGCCGTAATCAATCAATTCTGGCTTATAACCATCACCAACTATCGCGGTTTCAGGGCTGGTTATTTTGCCATTGGTACCGGTTTTATGTGGTATCCCTGTCGTTATGCTTAACTTGTTTTCAGTTGCTGTGTAGGAACTCTTGCCACCAACAGCTTTAGACAATGCATTAACACTAGCTCCACCTTGATCAAGGTTATGAGCAACACCCTTTCCAACTCCGCCAGCGGACTTCAGGGGGTCGGCAGCTTTATCGACTAGGCCCTGATTGAATGATTCCATTGTATCGTGGCCAGCACCAACAGCTTTTTGCCCCAAAGTCATAACATCTTTGATGGTTTGAGCAGTCCCCGTAACTGAATTAATGGGCACCTTTTTCTCACCGTTGATACCATCGTTATAACTATCCATGGTCTTACGGCCGCTTTCACCAATATCAATATTAGTTTTCCCTTTAACCATCGCTGCTAATACTTTCAAGTAGTTTTCAGTTGAAATTTTCTTATCAGCATAAGCCTTGTTAAGGGTATCCATGGTCCATGACCCTTCGCCGGTGATATTGATTTTAGCTCCACTCTTTACAGCTGACTTTAGCTTATTCAATGCAGATTTAGCACCAGGGATTCCTAAATCAATACCAGTTGCTAAAGTGTCAATATCTTTTTGCCCAATCTTTTTCAAATCGTGATCAAAAATATTAGAAATTGCTTTACCATAGCGTGTCTTTAAATCACTCTTGGTAATAATTCCAATATCCAAGCCTAATTTGAGTGATTGAATATCGCTCTTACCTAGCTTAGATAAATCTTGCTTAAAAATAGCAGCATATTGTTTGCCATACTTACCCTTTAAATCGGAGTCTGTAATTGAACCATCTTTCAAACCTTTCTTCAATGTTGAAATGTCATCTTTACCCAGTTGTGATAAGTCTTTAGGAAACAGCCCCATGATTTTTCCATTGAATTGTCCATTTAGGTCAGATAATGTAATTACGCCATCTTTGAGACCTTGCTTTAGAGTCTTCATTTCCTGGCTGCTTACTTTAGAAAGGTCATGTGGAAACAAGCTAACAATGGAATCACCCAAAACTGGCTTTAACTCTTTTAGCGTTAATACGCCACTAGACAAGCCAGATTTTAGTTCATCCATAGTGGATTTGCTTAAATCACTGGCAGATGTAATATTTCGTGACTTCAAGTCGGCTAAAATAGTATTAAAATAGACTTTTGCTTCTTCATAACCTGTTTTAGATCCAGATTTTATATCGTTCCAAAACGAAGCAGCTGTCTTCTTACCATACTTTCCAAGATCAATCTTGCTAGTCGTGTCTGAAAGATCCAGGCCCCATTGCTTAGCAACTGCCGTAGCACTTCCCAAACTTCCGTTGTTCAGTGCCTTAATATAGTCGCTATGAATTTTAGCGGCCGCTTTGGCATTCTCAGCACCCGACTTAGTAGTGGTTGCTAATAAATCATCAGCGTCAACTTTGGCTTGAGCAACAGCTTGGTCAGCATCCATTCCCATTGCTTCATAGGCTTTTTCCTGAGACTTCTGGAACTTAGCTATATTCTTTTCAATGGTCCCATGCGCGTTGACTTGATCATCAATGTACTTCTGATTGTCTTTCTTATGATCCGCAATCCACTTAGCTGCAGATTCTTCGCTGTTGCTGACATCGTCCCAATAAAGTTTTTCCTTTTTGCCATTCTCATCGGTAATCGTTTTCGTGTATTCATCATCAAGCGTTTGCTTAGTACGCAAGCTTTCACGACCATTGTTGTTATACGCATCGCCAGCCGCCTTTTCAGTTTTGATGTATTCCAACGAAGCTTGAGTTTGTTGCTTGTTACGCTTAGCGTCAAGCATGGCAAGTGCTTGGTCGTATTGGTCTTTGCTAATTTGGTCATTTTTTCTTAGTGATTTCAGCTCAGACAGACTCTTCTTATAACTATCACTTGCCTTGCCATAAGTCTTGGAATATGCCGAATCTGCTGACTTTACGTCCGCCTTATACATGCCATCCGTGATAGTGCCATGTTGTTGCACATAAGCTTTATATAACGCTTGCTGGTCTTTATAAGCCATACCAAAGGCAGAGACTTGCGAGTCAATGTAAGCTTCAGCCTCATTTAGCTTGGCCTTCTGAGTAGCAGACAACTTAGAGAAGTCACCGTCAACTGACTTTAAAATGCTCTCCATCGTTTTTTTAGCTTTTTCAAGCTTACTAGTTTGCCCATCAGCCCGCTTATCAACACCCTTTTCGACTTGCGTTACCCAGCTATTACCAGCACTTCCAAAGCTTCTAGATAAGTCGGATAGTGCGTCCATCCCAGCCTTTTTAGTCTTGGAAAACTGTTGTTCAACCAAATCAGCCATCTTACTGTATTTAGTAACCACATCGCTAGATAATTGTTTAGACTGTTTACCTACCGCAGTGTCCAATAGTGCCATATCATTCTTGGCTTTTTGATGTAGTTCATTAAACGAGCCAATTGCTTTTTGCGAGTTTTGACTAATATTGGCACCATATTCGTCCATCGAAGCACGCTGGCGCTTCAACTGGTCACTATGCTCCTTGCCGGCTTTAATCGCAAAATAAGTTGCTGTCCCCACAGCTGCTACACCTAACACGACCGGGGCGGCAGCTGCAGCCAATGCGCCTAATCCTGAAACTGTACCTAATGCTGAACCACCTAAACCTAACAAGGAGGCTGAGCCCGCCTCTGCACCACCACTAAGGCCAGCAATGACAGTACTGGCCGCACCGCCATCTGTAACTAAAGTGCCAAATAACGGTGATAGCTTGGCAGCACCAACCAATAATTTCATAGATCCACTAGTTAGTAGCCCTACACCAGAGGTCAATTTTCCAAACATACTAATCAATGGTCCACCTGCCGCAACAGCTAAGCCTGTATTAAGAATTAGTTTCTGCGTTGCTGGGTCTAAGTTATTAAACCGTTCTATTAATCCCTTTGCATGTTTTAAGAATTCTGTAACCAACGGGAGTAAATGCTGGCCTGCTTCAATTCCAAGTACATTTAGTGACTGTTTAAATTTATCAACATTAGCCTTAGCGGTATCGTTCATAGTATCTGCTAGCTTTTTGGTGTAACCTGTTGAGTTTTGTGTCTCTGAAGTGAGCTTTCGAAGTGCGTCTCCACCTTCATTAACTAAAATATTCATCCCAGACTGGGCCTCAGTACCAAATGCTAATGCTAAATTTGATTGCAACTGTTGTTTAGTCATGCCCTTGGACTTAGCCTTAATATTATCTAGAATGTCAGGCAACGTTAGCGTGCCCTTCTTGAAATCTGATACGGAGACACCAAGTGCTTTAAATCCTTCCATATTTTGTTTTGATGGCGTCAATAAAGCAGAAAGTGCGCCACGTAAAGAAGTACCTGCTTTTTGCCCTTCAATCCCCTGATTACTCATCAAACCAATTGCCGCGGAAGTTTCCTCCAGGCTCATGTTCAAGCCGTGTGCTACTGGTCCTACATACTCCATGGCATATCCCATATCAGTAAAGCCCGCAGAAGTTTTGTTTGCAACATACGTTAATCCATCAGTAACTCGTTGCGTGTTTTTCAACATAGTAGCTGTATTATTTGATTTAAGGCCAAATTGTTCGAGTGTCGATGTAGAAACCTTCATAACATCATTAAAGTCATCACCGGAAGCCTTGGTTGCATTCAATATAGATGGCATCCCTCCCATAACTTGTTGGAAACTATATCCTTTTTTGATCATCTCAGTCATTCCATCATTAATTTGGGTAGTCGATACACCATATTGAACTGACCATTTTTTACTAGCATCGCCCAAAGAATTTAGCTCTGATTTTAACTTTGAAGCACTAGTATGACCGTCATCTAGTAAGGCACCCATTGACTTAATTTGAGAATCAAAATTAATAAAAGATTTAGTTGCCGCTCCCATGGCTGTGACAATCGGCACTGTAAAACCAATAGTAGCCTTACTTCCAAGGGAACTAATCTTCTCGCCGGTATTTTGAAGCTTGGTACCCATAGCCATAGCTTTATCGGCAGCGGCGGCCATTCCTGGTGTTAATGCACCAACACTTTTTTGCAGCTTGCCTGCTGACAAAACCAGAGCTTGCTGTTCACGTTCAAGGGCAGCATATTTGCTTTTAGCCGCTACTACTTGAGCAGAATTATCACCTTCTGCTCGTGACAGACGACCAATCTCACCAGCTGTTGCTGTCATCTCTTGTCGGTTAGCTTGCAACTGTGCTTTATAAGAGTTCAACTTAGAAACTTGAGAAGACATGTGCAGCCTTGCTTGTTCTTGAGCAGCTGATAGCTTACTATAGCTGGCTGCAGTTGTCTCTAACCCTTGATTCAACACTTTTAAGTTGGCAGCTGCTTTCGGGCTAACATCCACGTCTTTAAATGTTCGCTTAAGAACTTCGGCTTGTGCAAGCGCCTCTTTAGCGATTAAGTCTACGTTAATCTTGACACTACCAGCAATATCAGCCATCTACACACATCCTTTCTATATTTTTCCTTGCTCCCGTAGCTCTTTCATCCGTAACGCTTTATGCGGCATATCTAAATTAGCCAGCTCGATAGATAGTTCATCTGGTGTCAGCTTGCCATCACCATCGGTGTGAGCTTGCTTTAATCCATAAATCAGCTTCATTTGCTTTAAATAAGTTTGCGTATCAGCATCCATATCATCACTAACCTTGGTCAGTCGAAAACTGACAACTTTTTTAAATTGCGTATCTTCATTAAGACCATCCAACATAGTGGTAAACCGTTCCCAACTGAGACTATCTCGGTCTAAATCGATACCATATTGTTGTTGGAACCCAGCCTTGATTAACGATTCGTCTTCATCAAAATCAAAAGACCGCTTACCAGACTTGAGCACCTTGGTTCGAATTCGATCGCGGTCATTATTAATTTTTGTATTAAATATTTCAGACAGTAACTGACCCTTATCCTCAAAACGTAGCTTGCTCGTATCGTCCAATACCAGCGCTTTTAAGCTGACTTCTACACGCTCTGGTATAGTGAGGCCTTCATCCCGAATCGCTTTAAAATAGAGCAACACCATGCGAAATGAAAGGTCTAAACGATACCGATGCTTCTGAAATACGATGCTGTTAGTGTTTATATCGGTAAAACTCATTGTTCATTCTTCCGCAATTCTGTAATGGATTTTAGGTATTTGTCACGATAATCAGAAATATCCGTATGTTGTTCAATGTTAATCATGATTTGGGCAACCACTTTAGCAAATACCACCATGGAATCATTGCAAGTATGATATAGTTCCTTGCCAGCACCTTTGCCAAACATGCCATCAAGTAATTTATAGAACTGTTGCTCAGCTTTGACTTTGTATTTGTTCTGAATATCATCATACGTTCTTAAATACCGACGCTGTAGGAGTTGCTTTTTATGATCTAGCGCCGTCATTGGCTCATTAATCATATCTTTTTCCAATTGAGCTTCTTTATCAGTTAACTCAACTGATCGATGATATAACTCCTGCTGTAATTTCACCTCAGCCATTTTAATGTCATTATATTGATCTGTAAAAACAGCAAATGATTTATCAGCAAAACTTGCCGTGTAATTCTTATCACCAATTTCAAACGTCATACTGTCACTAGGAACCTCTAATTTAATTACATCACTCATGTTAGTGCCTCCTATATTTTTTAAATTCTATGTATGACGGATTGCTCCGCCACTTACCTACATACTTTTTATAATTGCGCCATCGTTTGTAGGTAAAGATTGAACACCCGATGGCGCTGTTATTTTGACGGCGTATCGCCACTGACAGCTAACGAATTAGCTTTAACGCCCAAAATAATAGCGTTCTGACAAGGTGTATCTTTCAATGCTGCTGTCATAGCAGCCGGGTCACTTGCCTTGATTACTGCGGGAGTAGCGTTGTACGTCATCGTTACCTTGAAGCTACCGTTATCGTCCGCAGCGCCACCACCATCATCAATGTCAGAGAATGTTCCCATACCTGATTCGATTGCATTAGGTGTTAATGAACCATCTTCTTCTTGTACCCATTGGACTTTACGGAACATCCGTTCACGTAAGCCACCAGTCTTTTGCTTCATGTCGGCAATATCATCTTGGGCCGGGTTCCCAATTGAACGATCACCAGAAATATCATACGATGACGTTACCCCAGTAACTGTTTGTCGTTCTTGGCCACCACCATTGTAGTAGGCAGCAGACTTCTTCTTATCAGTATATTTAGGCGTTACAGTCGTAATACCATCACCTAAATATAACCAGTTGATCGTCTTATCTGCCGCAGTTTTTCCTACCCAATATTCATCTAAATAGTTTTCTTGAATTGACCCCTGGACGTTTCTGTCGTTCGGGTCAGCTGTTGGTGTTGTTGCATCAGCCATTTTGCATTCCTCCTAAATTAAATAATTACTTGTACACTAAAAGCGCCTTGATAGACACCATACTTTTGAGCATCTTGACCATCGTCATCCTGAACAGTGGCTAGAAACTCCGGTGAGGTTGTCATCTTAGCGCTTATGAATTTGAAACTTCCATTCTCACTTTTGATTGATATCGGCGTTGCATTCTCCATGATGTCCATAATGGCACTGAGAGTGTTAATACAAACAATTCCGTGTGGATGTTTAGCAGTGATTGCAAATGCAAAACTACGGCGGCGGCGACCGTCATAATATCGCGTTGCCGGTCCAGCGGGTTGCAATGTATAACTCAGTGACATTCCAGGAGCATAATCGTTACCCAGCGTTAAAGTATCAAACAGCTTAACGTTAGCACTGATGTAATCAGCAACCCGAACATCCAAGTCAAGGTCAGCTTGACTCACTACGTCGCCCCCAATCCGTGTGCAACAAGTGCTGCCCAATTGTGACCATTAACCAAATAGGCTTTATCAACCCAACCCTTTTGCGCTAACGCATGCTTAGTGTGGTTATAATTCAAAGGCCGACTCGTCACTACTTTGTGATAGCCTCTCCGCTGACCCATTGTATCCGGTGCTTTCACCATGACTTTACCACCATACATATAGGCCGCATACGGCTCTGTCCAAACAATAGTAACGCCAGTACCGGTTTGAATTCTCGATACATGGCCAGCTAAATAACCATTTAGAAATGGCACATATTGGTCAGAATCACGCACAATCACATCTGCTAGTCGGTTTGTTAGCACATTAAGATTATTCAAACGTGTAACTAATGGTGACAAGTCTACTTTGTTAGTCATTGCAGCACCCCTTCCCAATGATGAACATGCGTACCGAAATCATAAATAGGATCAAGACTCTTCACGATTAGCGATTGGTGAGTACTTTGTACTTCAACTTTGTCGTTAAGCTTGGGCAACCTATCTAGTGGCGTCGAGTTAGTTGAATCCACAATTAGTGTATAAGCCCCAGTAACGACCTGTACACTAGCATTGCCAATAACAGATTGTACTGACACCGAGGTTGCAGGTTCAACTCGTACATGTCTAATCGTGTAGTCATCAGATCCATCGCTATCTGAGCTGGTAGTCCATGAACCCTGTTTAGCTTTATTAGCGTCGCAGGGGGTCACTTTGATAGCATCATTTAACAACTCAATGGGAATTGGATCAATAATATCATCCATTTAGTGCACCCCACGATACAATAGGCCAGTTGGTCGTAAGTAGTTGATTGCCGCATTGGAGCGTTGTGCCGTACTACGTGGCAGTGTCGCGGGTGATGACTTCTCATAACTAAACTTGCCTATCGTTACATGACTGATCCCTTTAGCAGATTGTTTAGCGTTAGCTAGTTCTTCAACCCCACCAGAATCAATAAACCATTCAACCTGAGCGCAGACAGCCTTTTTCACGTTGATTCGGTCAGCATCAAGTGGCAAATCATCAAGACTATGCGAATCGAAATAATAATTTGCGTATTGATTTACCATCTCTTCGGCCCGCATTTCCAAACGTTCAAACTTAATATCAGCTGGTACTGTCTCACCAAAATAAACATTATCGTAAAAATCTTGATCTACTATCGGCATCTAATCACCTCTAACTAGCAGTTACATTGGCACCATCAGTGGTTGCTGTAGCTTTAACATCTTGTGGAGCAGCAGGCTTAGCAGCAAGAACCGTAAATCCGGGAACATCTACCTTGTCACTCGTTTGACTACCGTCCACATAGGCAACCTGATAGTCACCAGTAGCGACAACTGTTCCAGCTGCTAGGCCAGTAATTGCCACACTAGTTGCATCACCAGTTGCAATTGCCGTTTCATTGCCCTTTTTATAAACATTCAACACTTTAGCCATTCTACATTCCTCCTATTTTTAATTGCCTACTTTGCTGTGATTTTCGCACCGTCATTCGTAGGCATTGCTTTAACATTAGACGGTGGCATTATTTTGACGGCGTACCAGATGCCGGCGTACCAGATGCCACAGCTTTACCCTTATTGGATTTTTTTACCGTAGCATCCTTAGTGCTGGTTACGTTTTGGTTAATAACAGTACCGCCTTCGACATCAAATGGATTAACGACTAACAACTTAGTGTCATCATAGATTGCAACACCATAATGTTCATCGGCATTAAACTTAGTGATCTTATGATCCATATCGCGACCCTTTTCAGAGAGAACATTCCGCTTCATGTAGGTACGCATTGCACCCGGCTTAACTGCCACAGCGGAGCCTTCTTTGATCTTACGCGACCGTACAATTTGCCATCCGAGTAACTCACCAAATGTGCCATTAATCAAGATGTTGTCACCTAAATCAGTTGCTCGCGTCCAGTTCTCAGCAGCAGCCTTACGTAGTTTATTGACATCTTTAGGGTTCATAAACAATACGCCGGTGGTCGGTGAATCATCTTCTACCGCGTACTCACTCGTATCATCATTAAATGCAGCTTCAATTGCATCGACCATATCCAATGACGTAACATCAACGCCAGTGCTTAACGTAAGCCGTGATTTCATTGCAGTAGCCAAGATATCATTGTCAATCTTAGATGCGATTGCCATCGTAATTTGTCGCTGACCTTCACCCACTGGATCTCCATATCCAGACAGAGCGGCTTCGTCAGTAATCTTGACACCTTTACCTGCTTTCTTAATCGTGAACATGTCGGTATCTGTTGAAAGGCTAGCATAATCAATAGCGCCACCTTCATCGACATCCGTTGCATCTCCGATATACTTGTATCGAGGTACGGTTACATCAGTACCTGGTCGACCTTCAAGTGTATTGTCAACAGGTGCAATAGCGCTAAAACGAATTGCTTTAGGTAATTTAGCGCTAATCATCGCAGTCATAACTTGTGGATCAATCAGGTTATCTAATACAGTTGTTTCATCTGCCATGTGTTATTTCCTCCTAATTATTTGTTAGTTTTTTAACAGCTTGCTTGTAAACATCAGGGTGCTCTAGTTTCAGTTTTGCAGCTTCACCATAGCTAATCTTTGACAAATCTGGCACCGCAACGTTACCTTGACCACCACTAAGGTTTTGACCAGCAACTGCCGTTCCTTGCGCTGCTTCTACACCCTTAAATGCTGGGTTACGCTCTAAGACGCCAGCTAAAGCTTCATCGATTGTTTTCACACCATTAGCTTTACTTGCTAAGTCAGCCTTGGCGAGCGCCAGCGCATCACTTAAATGATCAGCATCAACTCCTTGTTTAAGAGCAGCTACTTGAGCTTCTGCAGTGTCAGCACGACTAGTTTCTTTTTCAAGTTTACTGGTAGCCTTGTCTAACTCACCAGATTTAGCCTCCAATGCACTCTGATTAGCCGCCACATCTTTATTATGTTGTTCGACGACACCTTTCAAGTCATCCTCGTTATCGAACCCAAGTGACTTTAATAATTCGGTACGCGCTTCTGTGGCTACCTGCTCAGTATCAATTGGTGCAGTAGTCTGAGCTGAGTCAGTTGCCGGCGTTGTCGGAGGCGTAGACCCTGTTGACGTTGCATTATCCTCTGCCATTTTTATTACTCCTCTCTAAATTAAGGTATAAAAAATAAGCCTTTTAACGCCATGCTAAGGGCACTACTGTTTTTCTCGATTGTATTGACGTACTAGCCCATGCTTGTTAACAAACTGACGAGTAACTGACTGACGACGGCTCACTAATTCTTGTGCAGCCGTAATATCACTTTGATCGCCAAGCTTTTTAGCTGTTATCAGTTTACGTTTTGCTTTTCGCACCTCACGTTCAAGTCGTCGCTGAGTTTGTTCTAATTGATACCTAGCAGCATTGCCATCATCTGACTGCTGTGGCACTGGCATTGAACCGTAGCCTTCGATATATGGAATCGTATAATGTCGGCAATTAATGCCCCCAATGCCAGTAATCGTACCGTATCCCGTTGTTGATTCGAAATCTGGATACTTGTCTGTATTACCGTTCAAAGAATAAACATGGTCTTGATACTGTAAGTGGCTTGGACGGCATCCAATATGTGAACTAACTTTAACTAACGAGCCATACTGGCGATACCTAAGTAACTCTGTATCATTCGTAGCACTATTAATACTTGAGTTAATCACTGTCCGCACATAGACATCTGGTGACCATTTTCGACCAGCCTTATCAACGAGTGCGGGTACACCTTGTTCTGCCCATTGCTCACTAGCTTTAGATATTGCTTTGATGGCAGTTGTACCACTATCAATTGACCGCTTTGCATCACCAACAATTCCCCTAAACATCTGATACGCATTAGCGCTCATATTACGTCTAGCAAGGTTCAGATAATTATCCGTCTCTGTTAACTGGTCATCAACAACTTGCTTAAGCTGTTGCGAATCCTTGATTGAATCCACTTGCTTTCCAGTAACCTTTTTAAGCCACTTTTCGGCTTGTTTGACATTATCTTGACTAATTGTACTAAGTCTTGTGTGCAATTGCTTAGACGCGTGCTGTGTAGGTGAGACAGTTATTTTAGCAGCATATTGCCTAACATCATCTGCATGATTAAGTAATTCGTTTATCCATTCATTATCGGCATCATCATGTTTAGATGCTTCATTTCCTATCAGGCTGATAATGAAAGACCAAATCAAATCTTCAACATTAGCATAGTTGTTAGCATCTTCATCCGAATAACCCGATAAATCCCATGGTTTAAGCATTACCCTCACCATCTTTACCGTTACCACCGACAACATCTTCAATTGCACCTTCAGCATTTGCTGTTTCTGCATTGATTTGGTCAAGAACCTGTTGAGCCTCAACATCAGTAATTCCATTGGCGCGCTTGATTGCTTCTAGTTGTGTCATGACGGGGTGATTGCCATTAGCTTTCATGTAATAATCCAGATTATCATTTCGGTCTTTGGCAATCGAATCATCAAAGTTAACAGAAATATCAATATCTGTTTGACCTGAATATTGTACGCCTGAATCATTTTTAGCCAGCTCCACAATAATCTGGCAAATATGTTCAATTGCTTCTCCAATCAACGTTTCATGACTGTTTTTGGATTGATACGTATCACTATTCTCACTGATTACCGCTGTCGCTGTGATAACACCCTGTTTGCTGTCAAACGTAAACATATCTGCGCTGAAACCAATTTGTGAAGAGTAGAAATGCAACAAATCATTGATGCCAGCCACAATTGCTTCATTTCGCAGTCCTAATGTAATATCAGTCGGTTTCGCTGACTCACCATCACCGCCACTCATTGTCGTGTTGTATGCCATGTAGACATCTTCACTCCAATCAACATAATAGCGTGTTTTACCGGTTTGTGGGTCAACTTCACGTTTCAATTGATTTGCTGGTGCGGCAATACGCCGCTTTCCTTTGACAAATTCTTGGAATAACAAGTCATAGGCTTCATCTAACTGGCGCAATGTGTCTATAGCGTTAGCGTAGATAGGAATACCCAATGGACTGTCAATGTGCAAGTTATTAGCTAAATTTGGCTTTAAATAGATAAACGTCGGCCGTGAATAAAGCTTTTTGGAATACCTAGTCGGCTGCGGTGACATGTTTTTGAATGCATCCGGCAAGTTACTCCAATCATCAATTTTCACACCCAAGTCATCATTGCTATTGGTCGTGCTCTTGTAGACTTCGTTAGTCACGACATAGTCCGTATCTGTTTCTTCATGCCATTCCAATAACGTATAGTAATGACTGTCACTCATGAACTTGGAGGCAATGACAGCTTCACTGACACCATTAGCATCTGACGTGATTGGATAGAATGCATCAGCGGTAGCAAATCGAATCTTAACTTTACCACGATCGGTATATAGACGAATCACAATGCCACCAGTTGCGAACATATATTCTAAGTAACGTTCAAAATTGTTATAAAAATGATTGTCCTTCAAGGTTTGCTGTACGAACTGATTCTCAACCGTTTGATAATCTTCTGGCGATGAGGGATTATCAGGATTCTTCGCGTTCTTTGGGCTAACAGTAATGACAGCCTTTTGATTGAATACCAAACTTGCCATCTTCTTGGCGGCAACTTGTCCCATGTTTAATGACATCTTTTGGCGATCCAAGTAAGAATCGTCGGGTAGCTTTTTGTGTATTTTCAACCATTCCGGTGTTGACTGATAAATGCTAAACCACTTAGCAATCAATCCATACTGGTCATCATCCGCCATTACCTTCTTATGATCAGTTACACTTTGCAACTCAGTAGCTAATCCCATTTTGACTAACACCCCCTTTATCCAATCGTGTATTCTGTTAAACAAGGCTAGTAACCTCCCTTGTATTTCTTCGTAAAGTAATTAGCAGCGTATCGGCACTCGTCCATTGCATGGTTATTAGCATCGACCGGCTTGCCAGTTGTTTCATCACGCACATACATACCAAGTTCTTTAACAAAGTGATAATTATCATAGCTCTGATTTGCTAGTCCACTATCCGGCGTATCAACCAAGACAAACTGACCATCTGCAATCAATGATTGTTGCCGCTGAATGCCGACTTCAATTCCTTTAGAGTTACCAACATAATCATGCCCGTTGTTATCCGCCTTACCAGCCTCGATGCCAACCTTAATTAGCTCTTGCCGTAGCGCTAATGAAGCGGGGTCCACTAACACCATTGAGTAGTGCAATTGGTATGTGTTAACACACCACAAAATAAATCTTCTCAATTCTGTGGCATACGTACTCATCGCCTTTGTTTGTCCCGTTTCCGTGCCACTATGATAATAATTGGCAACACGGTTTAAAACAAACTTAAAACGCCCATCAGGTTGACGGACGCGGGTAACAATATTGCAACTCATTGTTGTGGCATCATCTTGACCAGCATCACCAGTAAAGTACATTTCTACTGGCTGCCCAATTAAGGTATGGTTAGTCATACTGTCTTGGTCAAACTGATCATAGATAATTCCCTGTGGCATGACTCTTAATCCTAACCAATCACGCTTGTACAGATATGGATTTTTCTTTAGCTGTGTCTCCATCTCATTCAAACGCTTGGTTGTCATCACTGGGTTATCTGACATCCGCCAATGTAACCAATGCGCATCGCGCTCATCAAAGAATTTGATAATTGGGTCTTGTGGTGCTGGTGGGTTAAGGTCAGCAAGATGATAACGATACTTAGCTGCGGCTGTCCGCCGAAAGGTTTCGTCAAGGAACTCGCTGTTTAACAAGTTGATTTCAGAGTACGCGACTGAACCTAATGACATCCCACGGATAGCATTGGCACTGTTTGACTTGGCCCCGCCTTTGAAGTAAATCTTCTTTTTTCCACTCGGTAGGTCTAAAGCTAGATGGTCGCCACCACGATCGCGCCTCAAATGACTAGCACCATCAAATATATAGGCTAGTCCCATTCCATCTCCTTCGATAAACAAATTATATGCAAGCTCCTGGTTATAAGCGCTAACTAAATGGTTCTCGTCCACTGTTGCCAAATAAAACAATGCTAGTCGAGCATCATCAGCTGCTGTCTTACCGGCACGAATTGAACCCTCATTCACATCAAACAGATGGTCGAATGGAGAAAAAATAAACGTTGCCTGTTTCTTACCATATTGAATACTACTTAGTGGTGTTTGCATCGTCTTCCTCCTCCTCCGATACTAATCTCTGTGCACCCTTGGCCAATGCCGATAATAATGGATTAATACGCCCAGCACCTTCAAGTTCATCAGCTTGATGCTCAACAATACGAGCCTTTGCAGTTGCAATACGTACGTCGGCTTCAGCTTTACTAATTTGTGCTTTGACTAGCTTATCATCGCCTGGATACCGCTTAAGTATCTCCTTGACAGCACTTATCCGAGTCTTCAAGTCTGCCTCCTTCTGGCTCTCGTATACGCCTTCCGGAGTGCTCGATATAACCGTTTCTTTAGTTTCTCCTCTAGCGATACTAGTAAGTAGCTCAACGGCTTCTGTGGCGTCCATAATGCGCTTGGAAGCTATCTCGGCCATTCGCTCATCGATGTATTTTTTGATGTCAAGTTTTGTCAAGTTTTGCTGTCCAACTGTGCGAGCTGTTTGCTTGCTGTAACCCGCTTTACGAGCCGCATCAGCAGCATTGCCAGACTTGATATACTCGTCGGCAAACCTTTGCTGTTTTGGCGTTAACTTTCGTTTCATTACATACCACCACACCTCCGTTAATTGGAATTAGTCATCGTTATTCGACTACGACCCAGTCATCAGCTAGCATATCAGTTTGACTAGCTAACCATGGAACTCGATCCATAGGTGCATTCGGATTGTTCGTGCGTAGCCCAGTTGTGTCAATATAAATGAAATCGTGAGTCATAACCTCATTAAAACGATTATTGGGAGTGTTCAAAGATTCTCCCTTTTTCAATTTGATGAAGATGCCCTTGCCGTTCCAACCTTTACGTGCAACACAATTACCTCGTTTTAATTCTTCCAGCACTTCTCCAAAATTCATAATTGCTTCCTCCTTATTTTTCTCCAAACGAAAAGCGCCATGCTGTTTAGCACGACGCTTCATCGATTAAGCAAATACAGAGAATTACTTAATTTTTGAAAATCATATTTTGTTTTCTCATTTTTGGCCTTACTGTCAAATTGAGCATACGTAAGCTTAGTAATGACAAACCGATTTTCTCCATCTAAAACTGCTCTAAAAATATTCCACCTCAGCATCAAAACCGGATTTAGATACACTAAATCTAATCTAATATACAGAATCATAATTAAAATAAATAGTGAAATGTTACTAACGTATTCCGATAATTGTGAACTATAGGATAAGGAGGTTAGTGGAACAATATAAGTCATAACATAGCTTACAATACTATCGTCCAAATGTTCTATTTTACTTACGGAGAATGAAACGATACTACTTTTTTTACGCCATGATAAATGAAACCAAAAAATAAAAATTGGAACAATGCACAAAGCCAAAATGGTTATCCAAAAGAAGTTTCCAGTAAATACTATCGATTTAAAGCTAAAAAAGAAGCCTGAAACCTTACTCAATAAAGAGGATTCACCACTATCTTTTTCACTCTCTAAAGTAACCTTTATCAATATGATTAAAAATAATGGCATAAAAGAAACCAAAAACAAATCAATCTTTAAAGAAAATACACATAACAAGACTATTGCCACCAATATTAGAAAAGCGACGATAATATCTATCCACATATCACTCCATAAACTTCCTTCCTAAAAAGATCGTTTTTGCTGGCCGATCTGCAAGTAACGCTACAAATTTGAACTTTGTATCACTCGTATAATAGATTTTTTTCTTATTTATGTCTAACGTTAGGTCCTCAAAATCCCTTTCAAAACGTTCATCGGTAATAATATCATTCAGGCTCTTTAAAGTATCATCTAATTCTGCATCTGAAAATTTTTTTCTTAAATCATCGATAGAAATTCTTGCCATCATCCTTGCCATAATAACTGATCCTCTACCTTCTAAATCGCTTTTCAGTGCGTCAACATTTTCTAATACTGTTGAAAAGCTGACTAATTCGTCAGCTTTCTTTTCAGCACTTCTTTGATATTCACTGATTAGAAATAACATTCTTTCAAAGTCGGAATGATTACTAATCAAAAAGTGACTATCATGATAATAAAATCCAATTGTGTCCTTCACTCCAAATGTAGTTTTACTATCTGTAATATTATGAACGCCATTATTATCAACATTTGCCATAAATCCTAAATTAATGTTTCGTTTTTTAAATTGATTGAAAGTCTCAACTTTAACAAATAAATAGAAGATATCATTTCGATTATCATTAGGTACAGTAACTTTTACTATTGCCCCCTTGACCTTATCTAACTTCCCTAACACGCTTAAATCCTCTTCCGGTGAAAACTCTACATCTTCTAATTTTTTTATAACCTCGTCAGCATTACTCAGCTGACCCTCTTCTGAATAGCTAAAAGTATCTTTAGACCTCTTTAAAATATTAAAAGGTTCCAAATCATATTCATCAACTGCAGCTGATGAAAAAGTCTTAATAGCTCTCGCTACCATTGCAGCTTGTGTTCGTTTATCCACAGTTGCCCGAGCATATCTAAATTGTTCTATTTTACTATGGCCATCTTCCGTATATTCAAAAAAAAAATTCAACCGTTACTCCATCTTGAACACTCTTTCCATTGTCATTTATTGCTGAATTCAAAATTTTAAGTTCGTCTTTTATCTGTTCTTTTGTGAGTACCATTTTTTATCCTCCAAAATGCAATTAGTCTAAATTAAGTAAACAATAAAAAAGACGAGAATTCAATAAATTATCGTCTTCGACTAATACTATATTTGGAGAATATCGCCGGTAGGCCTCGAACCTACATCCCATTGTGGCTTGCCAATTAGCCCACAGCGATACTCGCATTCAACGGCCGACGTTAAACACGAAGACTAATGCCGGCGGCAGAGAGGAGCGCATCACCCCTTATAAATCCGCCGGCAACACAGATAGCTGGATTTGAACCAACATAGACGGTTTTGGAGACCGCCATCTTGCCAATTAGATCATATCTGCTTAATAGACGGGCCATCATATCAACTAATCAAGGAGGCAACACAAATTGTACACCTGTGCCCGTCTAAAGTGGCGATGTGGAATCGAACCACATACAGCATAATAAATACCATATTTACCTTAATCCGCCATATAAAACGGCTAGGGCTATCAGAAAAACGTTTATTTGTCGCCCTAACCAATTATTGATAATACTAATTTACCACCAATTTATTGCTATGAAGTCCGGCTTGAGTTCGGAAAAAGTTCGGTTAAAGTCCGGTTTGAGTTCGGTTTTGATAAATATTAAGATCTTCTAGGTAATAGCTCTGTGCGAACTGTAGCATTGCCAATGGCTTCCAGCGGTCAAAATACTGCGTCTTACTGTAGCCAATATCCATGTAGCACATCGTGTCGCTGTAACCTTGCAAATATAGCCGATCTAATATCTCCTGGCACTCATGATCACAGCGAGCCATTGCCTGAATAGTCTGTCGGACAATCTGCTCTGCATACAGGCGGCGTGTAATCCGATCCTCGGCCGAATTACGAGCTGGGGCCGACTTAGGCATGCCGTCCATGCTAGGCGATTTTAAATCAGCGACCGAATGGCCGGACGCCCGAACTGCTTGCGGTAACTTCTTATCCAGGAACCGCCGCACCTGTTTAATTGTTTTCTCCTGGTCAATTGGTGGAAAAATTTCATCTGAAATAACTTGCTGTTCGCCCATCATGCGCCCCTCCGCTTTCGTATGCTATAATTAATGTGCTAGGTATCAATCGTAGCGCGGTCAGCGATGGCAGCGCTTTTTATATGTTATATTAACAACGGTCATTCGAGTGGTCCTGTGACTGGTCGCCTTAACAGGCGGCTTTTTGTTTACTCTCGTGATCACTCAACTCCATAATGTCAGCAATGAAGTCCTGACCAATTTGTGCCTGTTGCTAAGTTGTCAGTGCCGCGTTCATTTCCAAGTTGGCAACTGTGGCTTTCATTCGGATTGCTTTTGCGTATTCGGTGTCAGTCATTTTTCTTCCTCCACCACATATCCGTCTAGCCACGCACGGGCAACCGTGTCCGCATGCGTTCTAATCCAATTGCCAACACTAACTCGCCAAAGTCCCAAGTAAGTAGCATTGAACACCCATCCTAGCTTATAATCACCCTTTTTAGCTTGCTTAATTATATAAGCAACATTTTCTGGAATCACCGGCAACTCGGCATACGTCTTCTTAAATACCTCATCTGCAATCGCCCAATGCTCGCCATTAACGCCGGTTGCAATCCAGTCACCGGGATTAACTTTTAAGTCACCTTTGAGTGTCTTGATGTACCAATTATGAATTGGCACGCCTGTTTCTGCGCTTTTCATCATTTGTAATAGCATATCGCTTGTCGTGTACTCAAATTCTTTATCAAATACCCCGTCAGGAATTACGCCATTTTCTGGATCGAATTTTTCTGCTTTGATAGCAGCAGTTTTACGATAAATTTTAATCATTGTCTGCCTCCAGAAGTTCCGGGTTCTCGTGCACGTTGCCGATTAGCTGCATTTCATCGCTAAAATAACACCCGTCTACGCCAAATTTCTTATTAGAAATATCCTTAGCAATCCATTTGCCGTATACATAATTACCTTTCTTAACTTTAAAGGGTTTACCACGTTTTAAGTTCATATGAGAACTAACAGGTTGAACAATATCGCCTTCATAGATATCCTTGCCATTCACGTCTTTCAGGCCGGTAAACTGCTCAAGCTTAAAATCACTTGCATCTAAGGCGTCCAAGGTCAACCCTTTCAATTCGTCATAGTCTCTAATTACGTTGCACTCGTTGTCCCACGCTCTAAACTTAATCATCGTCGCCATCTCCATTATCTCCTAGAACTCGATAGTTCCAGCGCTATCACAATCCATGCTGCAACACCGATAAAAGTAACTCCATGCCATAATCCGTCTAAAAAGTTTCCGACGATCATGACTAAAATAAATAAGGCTATCATGCCAAGTCCAATTTTATTTTTAATACTCATTTTCAACCCTCCCCGAACGCTTCAAACGCCCACTTGTGTTCCTCGTTAGTTGGTTCTTTGACGATTATCATGCTGTGATCTCATCGCTTCCTCGGCATGTTTTTTCATTCGCCGGTGCTTCCGTTTAATCGTTGAACGCTTCTTAGTGTGTTTAGGCATCTTCGTCCTCCGTGATTTCATCTATTTCTACTCTAGGATTTCGTTTATCAACGGCAAATTCGTCCTGGAATCCTGTGATGTGCTTTCGATTGTCGTTGCCTAAAAGCCCAGCCTTCATAAAGCCGTCCAGCACAAACTTTTTAGCAAACGCGATATTATCCGCATCTTTCCGGTTGTTCTTCGTGTACCACGTAAATTTAAGCTTGCAAGGCCAGCTGAATTCGACTCCAGAATTTCGACTAGCCCGCGCATATACACTACATAAGGCCGTGTACCGCTTCTTTAGTTTAGCTGCGGCGTATCTGTTGGCCCGTTCAGCCTTGATGTACTCATTTAAGCTAGGTAGTTCGCCCTTAATCACGACTTTGCTCATACTTTCGGCACCCGGCTAATGTAGTAGCCACAGACAATGCCGTTTGAATAACTTGCTTGTCTAATCGATTGGGACGGCGCACCGAGCTTGTCACCCAGCAACTCGACTGTTTGGCCGGTGATGACTTTATTAGGATTGTCGTACTTCTCGGCCCGCCAGTACTCGTTACGCAGTGGTAGGCGGTACTTGTGCACCAAGTAGCTCACTCGCTGGGTAAAGTAGCCAGTTTCATCGGTCAATGCTCTAATCGTATGTTTGCCAGCACGATAAGCGCGACGAATCTCTTTAATTTGCTCACGTTCCTCAGCTTGGGGATCTGGTAACATACTAGCTAAGTAAGCTTCATCACTGCGTACCTTAGTCCCAGGCTTAACCAGTCTAACCGGGAACGGCCATTCACCAGATTTGTAGTTATGCTGCGCGAGCTTAAACATTTCCGGTTCGGGCCCCATTGCTAGTGGGTGATCGATATCGGGTAGATCAGCGTTAATTACTAGCACCTGCGTTTCATTCATGCGCTCACCTCTGTTTGCAATCCTTGTCTAGCTTGCTCTAGATCAATAAAATACTCGGCTGGCTTACCCCAACATTGGGTCAAATCAAAATTTAAGCCATCCCGCTGATATTCAATAATTAAAACCTCGAGGCTGTGACATAAGTCTCTAGAAACAAAGCAGGTCTGGAAAAATCTTCGGATTTTTCCAGACCTGTTTTTGATATAATAGAAAATAAAAAAAGAGCATCGGTCGCACCCGATACTCTACGAAATTATCCTCGAAAGGACATTCCTAATATGCAAGATTATTATAACATGAATCAAACCACTTTGAGTATCGCCTTGGATTACCAACCAGAAGAGCATCATCCTGCTCGTTACATCAACCAGCTTGTTGAGAGTTTAAAACTAAAATATGATTACCAGTTTGGCCGTCCGCGGGAATATAACCTCGGTGCCATGTTAAAACTGGTCCTTTTAGCATACTGCTATGGCATTTTCAGCAGTCGTAAAATTGAACAGTTTGCCCGTGAAAACAAGCCAGCTGGGTGGTTAATTGCCGACCAAATTCCGTCCTACCGGACGATTTGTCGCTTTAGAATTTCTGATGAACTGGCCACTTTGACAACCGATAGCTTATCACAGCTAACCCAATATCTTCGTCAAAATGGCATGATTGATGATGTTTCATTTATTGATGGAACTAAGATCCTAGCCGACGCCAACAAGTATAGCTTTGTTTGGAAGAAGAATACGATACGATTTGACAAGATGAATCGCGAAAAACTCGTTGACCTGTTAGGCGAGCTTCATGAAGCTAAAATTGTCGGTGAAATTCCGGCAGGATCAGAGCTGACTCCCGAACTATTGGATATCATGATTAGCAAGGTTGAGGATCACTTAGTGGTCCTTAATGAAACCGTGGAAGCAACTAAGCAGGTTTCCCCGAACCCAGCCAAACAGCAACGCCGGACTGTTAAATCACAAAAACGTAAGTTGGATAAACGACGTGATAAAATGCGTGAACACCAAGCACAGCAAGCAATCTATGGTCAGCGTAACAGCTACTCTAAGACGGATCACGATGCCACCTTTATGCGGGTCAAGGAAGATCCGATGCAAAACGGTCAATTAAAACCTGCCTACAACGTTCAAATCGCCACGAGTAATCAGTTCATTACGGGATATCGGCTTTTCCAAAATCCAACCGACACACGAACCTTACAACCGTTTATTGAACATTTAAAGGCCAACAATGTGTTAGGTCACACCATCGTTGCCGATGCCGGATACGGTTCCGAAAGTAATTATCGGTACTTGGAAGATGAATTCGGTCAGCATACCGTTTTGATTCCCTACGGCACAATGCTTAAAGAGAATAGTCGAAAATGGCAAAGTGATGACCGTAAGGTTATGAACTGGGACTATCATGAAAAAGATGATTATTTTATCAATCCACAAAACGTCCGGTTTAATTTTAATGCTTATCGTCAACGGACTGATAAGTATGGTTTTACCCGTGACTTTAAAGAATACATTGCCGAAAAGTATGATGAAAATCATCAACTAATTTCCGCGGCACTAACACCAAAAGGATATCTTAAAAGGATTTCCGTGAACGAAAATTGGGAATATTTCAAATCGAAACAACGAGAATTACTTTCAGCTCCAGAAACTGGTCAGATCTACGCTCAACGTAAGATCGATGTTGAGCCAGTTTTTGGCAAGATGAAGGCTTCTTTACATTTCAATCGATTCTCGGTGCGAGGTTTCGACAAGGTCACCAAGGAAGCCGGAATCGTAATACTGGCGTTAAACATTATGAAACTGGTCACGGTAGGGACCAGCTTTAAAAATCAAAGGCGTAAACAAATGGGACGAGAAACCAAAATTCGGTTTCTCGTCCCATTTACTTATACAGAGGCTAGTTATGTCACAGCCTCATGAGCGCATACCTCATCTTGCGCGCTACCGCCAGCCTTTAAATGCCTTTTCATGCGCTGCTTAGCCCAGTGCAATGCGGCCGGTTCATAGGCATGGTTAGCGGCTAACTTGACTAATTGATTACCCCAATTCATTTAGCTTCCTCCTGACTGTTCATGAACGCTAGGAACGCCTCGTCGCTCATATCGTCCTGCTGGTCATCGCTTGAGTTTGACTTAGAATCCGCCTGAGAAGCATCACTTTGCGCCCACTTTGGCATAATTTCCTTACGGCGCAGCTTCGAATAACCACCCGGTTTATTAGCATTAGCCAACCGTTTATCGTGATCATCGGTTGCTTGTTTAGCCTGTACTAATGTCGTAATATTCCGTTGCTGCCAACCCTTGATCACTGCACGCAAATATTTTAAAGCCCCTCGCGACTGCACATCGTGTTCACCAGCAATTTGAATGGCGTAAGCCACCAATTCAGGTTTAAGCGCCGCGAGCCATTCATCAATTTCAGGACGAGCAATCCCGTTCGGAAATCCCCACAGGTTGGTCCAGTCGTTAATGACCTGCTCGCGTGTGACACCCGCGTCATCATCATAAGAGTCAGTATCAGTCAAGTCAGGGTCAGTACTAGTAAGTTCTTTATGTTCTACTGGTTGACCTCCACCTTGCCCAACCGGTTGACCTACTTCATCTAAACCAGTTGGCCTACTTTTATGACTTGTAGTTGGGTTACTGGTTGGGTAACCAGCTGACCTACTATATAAATTAATAATGCGATATTCAGGCGGTTTAACATTTTTCTTGCCTCTAACGTATTTAATTAGTCCTAGTTGCACTAATGAGTTGCGTGCTTTATCGAGGCCGGGTTCGGATAGTCCTGTAAGACTGAGTAATGCCGAATTTTTCATGCGAAACTGAACGTCCAACTTGCCTTCGTCGTTCGCATAGTCTAGTAACTCGCGATACAGATTATTTTGGCCGTTAGAGACACTCGCTTCATACATTTTAAAATTACGGTACGCTCGTCGTTGTTTGAAGTAATCCAAATTCGTCCCTCCTTTACTAATGGGCCTCTCACCCGCTCGGCGGATTCAGTCACTGCTGTTCAAGCCAATTCTGTTTTGTCAATCCATGAGCAAGTCGTCTGCACTAACGACGCTCTCTAACTTTTTGGTACTACGACAATAAGCACAATGTCTGCATTGGGTAGGATCTGCTTCGCCTTTAATGACATCTTGAATATGCTGTTGAGATTCCAACACCTGGTTCATAGCGTTAGTAAGTCGGTACTCTGGTAAATCAATAGCCTGCTTGTCTGGTGGATCCTGTTTGCTTACTGCCACGATGTACGGTTTACACGTCACACCAAATTGCTGCTTAATCAACTCTTGATAGACTGCCATCTGAAGTGGGTAGTTATACGCATATACAAACGGTTCTTTCTCACGAGTTTCTGGATTCCAATACGCCTTGTATATGTCAGCGGTCGTCTTGAGATCCACGAAGTAACCTTGTTTCAAATTGAGGCAATCAATCTTGCCCTTCCAGGGATAACCACCGATTTCACCAGTTACAATCACTTCCTTATCGCCTTGATAAAGAAGATTAAAATCATGGTCGTCAGATAAGGCTTCAATCATGGATTCAACAATTTTGAAGTCCTTTTTTAGGTGGCCCTTGCTCGGTCCTCGGCTTGAAATTGATTCGGGGTGTTCATCAACGAACTTCGCATGAGCCTCCTCGCTCTCAAAATAGCTGTGAAGCCAGTTTCCAACGACTAACGCCGTTGATTTCATACATGGTTCCCATTTACCCTGCAACTCGGCTAACGCTTCTGCTTCACAGGCTAAAAACTTCTTGAACCATGTTGCTGACATAAATGATTGATCTGTCCAGCGATCGTAATAGTTAGCTGGCGTCAAGGTCTCCGAGGTTATCGAAGAGGTTTTGCTGGTCGACTTCGTCTTTGACAGGTTCTTGATCATTGCTTGATGCCTCCTTTGCAGCCGTTCTAACGGGTTCTTTAGCTGGTTCAGCAGATTCTACCTTCTCGGCTTTATTCTCTGCTACATCAGCTACCAATGACCTTTTAGTCGGTGTTACGTCTTTTTTATCGTCATTCTCATATTCGTTGCTAGTGGTTTCGTTAACTGCTTGCACGAACAAATCGTTATCACTTGAGCTGTTAATGTAGAACTTAGCAGCTCGATTAATTACAGTCCGTTTAGCCATCTCTTCTGGGAACTCGTTTTGAACCTTCTTCGTCTTAGCGTGGCTCCAACTGGTGTCGATGTCCTTTTTTGTCATAACCGTATATGTCCGGTTCCCGTTGATGTCTTCGATCCATGCAAAGGCCCCGATAATTGGCTTGTCTAAGTTCTCAAAGCTTGGCTCGAACTCCTTAACCACCAGCACCCCATTTTCACCGCCAATCTTGAACGTGTCGTCTTTGTGGACGACCTGTGCTTGAATATCCTTAACGTTTGAAAGACGCTTTACAACGCTAATTGAGCCGAAATAGGAGCGTTGCATGACTAACTGGTTGCCATAAGGAATGAAATAGCATTGGTTTTTAGCCGGGCTCAATCCTTGAATTGCCATGTTCATCAACGCCTTGATAACTGATCCTTGGTCACACTTATCAAGTAATGGTTGCCCCTTAGACGTATCACTCAAAATCAAGTAAGCACTGTTTAATGCATTCCCTACTGAATAATCAGGTGGTAATGACAAGCCTTCATTATTCTTCATATCCTCAATATTGTTATTAACCATCGTAACTAACTCATTACTCATGCTTCTTCCTCCTCTGATACCCAGTGATAGCCCAGACGTGTCATCATCGTGTCCGTGTCGATGTGTGCCAGTAGCTCGTCCCATAGACGGGACTGACCAAACACATCAATCAACCATTGCCAATTAGGCTCCTCACCTTGATCTGGATACAACACACTTACGTCAGTCGAGCCGAAAGTGACGATACAAATGGCGCTCAACATATCGGCCTGCATATCAGCCGCCCACTGCTTAAAGCCATTGTTATCAATGTAATCTTGAAACAACTGTGCCTTGTCGAACTCGTCACCATCGTAGCAATAGTTATCTGCGTCAAGTACCCAGTCGCGTGAGTCGTTACTTTGCTGCCAATGCTCGTTTAAATCTGCCTGTGCTGGTATCATTTCGCCCACCTCCGTGCCAAACGTTGTCTTAGTGACTGTTTCGGAGTACAATAGAATTCGAAAATAAATTTATTAAGCGTCTTAGCTGCACGGGTACTTCCGATACTCGAGCAGCTTTTTTCGTACTCGAATTTAGGCTTTGGCGATACTTTGCGTACTTCCAATTCGTTCAACCTCCTTAAACGTGTTAAAAAGACTATCTAACTCCTGAATCGTGAGCTGTTTGTAAAGCACGTTTCCAATCCTAAATGTAAATTTCATCGTCTTCATCTCCTTAAATTCCAAACCAACTAGCAACTTCATGACGCTTAAACCACAATGCAGTTAACGCGCAGCCTACTAATGCTCCTTCAATCATTGCTATTTCCTCCTAGCCATTTTCTTGATTGACTTTATCGATTACTTCCTGCAATTTATCCATTGGAATACCGACATACTCAGCTTTCTTAGCCAAATCAGTTATCTCGGCGCTAATTTCTTCTGCATATTCACGTGGGTAGCGTTCAATAACTAATTGCTGTGCTGGTGTTCGGTCTCTCAGCTTGACTGCAATAGCTTCTTCGAACTCCGTCTCAAGCTTCTCTCGCTGACTTTGCTCCTCTCTCTGCTTCATCAGGGCTGAAAACATATCGCCTTGTAACCGATGATCATTTTGGAATGAAAGCACTCCAAAATTCTCTCGTGCACCAGAATATTTAAGCCAAAAATCGTTAATTTTGTTTGCTAACGACTTCCGAATTTGTGGATCAGTGTTCCTTGACCCGTTTTTCAATCGTGACAACTGCCCGGGAGAAATATGCGTCCCGTCGGCAACTTGCTGCTGTGTTGATTCTTTATGCCTGTCCAACGCTAATGACAATTGCTCTGCAAACCTGTTCTTCATACCTGCACCTCCGTATTTTGGAAAGGGCTTTATATCGCCTTTCCACGTAATTCACCTATAATTTAAATTAATCGGGATGATCTAATAAGTAATCCATCATCTCAGCTGCTGGAATCTGCCAGCCGTTATGGGTATTCACATAATCAATAAAGCCACCCTGTTCAATATCCAAATCATGGCGATGCTTGGTTAAATATCGTGAGGCTCGTTCGGTTGATTTAGTTCCGTATTTATACCTGGCCAAATCTTTAAGCTTCCAAGTACAAATACCACGCTGTGCTTGCTTCCAGGATTGGAACCTCTCGTATTCTTCTTCGCTAATGAATTGGAAACCCTTTGGAGCCTCATGCCGAATCAATATCGTATCTGACATGTTCGCACCTCCTAATATGAAACTGACATAAATTGGCTAGCTTGCTCGTTATACTCGGCCGTTACTGCTCGAAATCCAGCATCTAGTGCTTTATCGCTTAGTGCCTCAAACATTACTCTTGGTGTTTCTGGCTTAACCTTTGCTAGTGCATTAATTAATGTAGTTCGTGATAGATGTGTCATTTTGCCGACTCCCTCGATTTTGTATAACTTTTGTCAACATTAGGAATAAAAAAAATATCCGTCACTTCAACTCCCAGCTTGTCAGCAATCTTTTTTGCTGTCCTTTTACCAACTGGTTTCTTCCCATTGATAATTGAAGACATATAACTAGGGCCAATGTTAACACGGCTTGACAATGATTTCTGAGTATATCCATGCCATGCCAATAAAACATCGATTTTCTTTTTGCCAACTACATATAGCTGAACCATCCGATTACCTCCTTTCTTAACTTACATTTATATAATACCATTCGTAAAACTTTTGTCAACGATTTTTATATAAAAGTTTTACAAATCATTTAAGTATTTTTGACTTTTGTTATACTAAAATCATTAGGAGGACTGATATGAATGGATTCAATAACACCGGAAGAGTTCGGAAACTCATTGAAAGAGATTCGTCTGCGGAAACATTTTTCATTGCGACAAGTCTCACAACAATCTAAAACCGATAGTAAACCTGCAATTTCACCATCTTATTGGTCACTTGTTGAACGTGGAGAAAGGAACATACCTAAAGTAGATACTTTGGATCGCATGGCTAAAGGGCTGAGAATTACGCGAGAAGAAATTCTTAATCTTGCTGGCCTATCTTCTGCAAACAACAGCATAAATAGTGAATCCTCTGATAATAAAAAACATTACTACGATCTAACGGAAAAAGACGAAAAAAGTATCGATAAGGAACTTGAAGATATGATGAACGGGCTCGACTCCAAACATTCTTTATCATTTTTCCAAAATGGACAAGAGCTATCTGATCAGGACAAAGAACTGCTCAAAGCGTCCATGCGTCAAACATTAGAATTATCCAAACAATTAGCAAAAAGGAAGTTCACTCCCAAAAAGTATCGTAATGGAGAGGAATAATAGGAGCTGGTTATATGGAACGGTGGATTGAAGAAGATATTGACCACTTAACCAACAAGTTTGGGATTCAAAGTGCTTTTGATTTGGCGCGTGACTTGGGTATTAACGTGCAATTCAATAACCTTGGCAACAATATTTACGGCTACAATAACAATTCACATCGAATCCCAATGATTGTCATTAACAACACAATTGATGAACGAACTCAAGATGGTGTTTGCTATCATGAAATTTTTCATATACGACATCACAAGGGATTTAATACGCAGTTTTTTGCGGTAAATACGACAAGCTTTCTATCCGATGACAACGAAACAGAGGCTAATAAGTTTATGCTGGCCATGTTGAAAGAGGAATATGGTTGGAGCAAGCAAGAAGATGTATTAGACTTCTTAGATTTTTTCAAGCTACCGCATGAACTGGCTTCGCTGATCTAAAAGCGCTGACCAGATAGGAAGTCATTAAAAGCTAGGGGGTTAGAATTTAATTATCATGGGGATTTCTATTTGGAAAAATATTAATTTGGAGGAGTTTCAATTGAAAAAAATTTTAACACTAAATATTGCGGTACTAACTGTCCTAACTTTAACTGCTTGCGGAAGTAACCATAATAGCACTTCCAATAACCAGCCAAGTAGTTCCACTATTACAAAGAAAAATATGAGCGATGAACAAGCCAAATTGGAATATACAAAATCTGCAGAACAATTGGCCCCTGTATTTCAATCTATTACAGATAGTAATTTAACATTAAATGATAATGTTAGATTAACTGCTAGAAATGCTGATAAGCAGATTACAATCTACAATAATAAATTAGTTAAATATAAACAAAATGCCAATTATAAAGTTATCAAAAATTTCAATGATTCAATAGCTACCTACTTAGGTGATATAGAAGGAAAAACTGTTTCGAGTTCGTACAACACAGATATCAAAAAAGTTAGCAATACTAATAAAGCTGCTTATTCTAAACTTGGGATAGCCTACAACAAAAAATTGTCTGAGGCAGGGAATGCAATGAACGCTAAAATATCACAATTACCCGGCGTTTCTGGCAAAACAATACGTACTACCAATTATACAATCACAATTACTTCGACAGAAACCACACCGCATTTTGAGAGTGGTACTGACTTGATTGTCTACTATACATTCAAAAATACTTCAAAAGACCAGAATATAGAACCATACATGTCCCTACTGGATGCCACTAACTTCACACAAGAGAACGATACTTCAATTAATGATTTAATCTCTGGTAATCCAGATAAAGACTCAGATGAATGGACTACCTTAGAGCATGTATCTCTTCAAAAAGTTAAACCCGGTGCAGAAGTAAAGTGCATGAGTAGTTATGAGCTAGATAACACTGACTATCCTGTCAAAGTAAAAGCTGTCGATCCCGATAACGACGATGCAAAATTAGGCACAATTACTTTAGATTTACCAAATAACTAGCCCTTCTTAATTGCTACCGAATGGAACGCGGATAATCTGAACGCTAAGTACAATCAGTAACCCGAGTGACCAGATAGGATGTCATTAAAAGCTAGGAGTTGGGACTACTTATAATTCGGGGAATTATTGTTATTGGGGAATAACATATTTTGGAGGGATTACTTTGGATATATTTTTTACATTTATGTTTCTTGTATCTTTAATTGCGTTAGCTTACTTTTCAATTCGTGGGGGAATTCATCATTTCACAAAAACAGGTGTTAATCGTCCATACAAAAAATACACCTTAATCTCAGTAGGACTAACAATCCTATTCTTAGCATTAACGGTTTGGGCCGCCCCTTCTGGCACAGCAAGATCGAGTGCATCACAGTCAGATACAGCCTCAAGTAGCAAAGCAAAGAAAAGTTCAGCAAAAGATGCATCGAAAAGAAAGGCTAGTATCAGTAAAGCTAACTCTATTAAGGAGAAGGAGTCATCTGAAAGTGCCCTATCGAGTAGCAAAGAAGAATCTGAAAGTATTGCTGCCTCCAAGTCGGAATCCAAAGAAGATTCAGAGAGTATAGCTAGTTCTGAATCTGAATCGAGCAAAAAGCAGTCTGAGGCAGAAAGCTCTTCAATAGCTAAAGCCAGTTCAGAATCATTAGTTGCTAGCTCGTCATCAGCTAAAAAAGCGAGCGAAACAAGTAAAACAGACAATGCTTCCTATACACAAAATGGTGGTTGGACTACTGCTGCTTCTGGTATGGTTTTTGTATCAGACTCCAATAAGTACTACACCAGCGTTAAAAATCCAGGTAATTACCAATATATGACCCAGAGTGCTGCTGATAATTCTGGTGCCAAGCCAGCACCACGGGGCAATCAATACGCAAGACCATAACAGGTCCAAGCCCTCGTCGGGGCTTTCACGCGAGTGTAGTTCAACGGTAGAACAATTATTTGCACACTTCTCATAGGTCTCACATCCTATATTGATGCAGGTTCGACTCCTGCCGCTCGCATTGTAACAAATAACCCATACTACCGCTTACTTTAGCACGTACATCACGTGGGCGTAATTCAATGGTAGAATAACGATTTCAGCCCTTCTCTCTCGTTTGAAATTGTTATGTAGGTTCAATCCCTGCCACCCACTTTTAAAAGAAAGAAGGTAAGATTATGGATAAAGATATGTCGAAATACGAACTCATAGATAACATTACTAATGACTTAACCTCTTTTATTAATCTGTATGCTTTCGTTTATCTTACAAAAGATAGCTACTCAAGGAAAGAATATGACCGCATAATCCAAGGAATGGAAAGAGATATGGTTGATCGTCTTAAGCAAAAATAATTGTAGGTACATTCTAATTAACTGTTGAGCCGACCAAAACCCATTGTTGGCTCTTATGCGAGTGTAGTTTAGTGGTAAAACGACAGCCTTCCAAGCTGTAGTCGCGGGTCCGATTCCCGTCACTCGCTTAGTAAAAAATGATTACTTTGGAGGAAATCTGTATGGATGAATCAAATTCAGTCAGCACGCCAATATTGTCAATTCCAGAATCAACTAACTACTGGTTAGTGAGGGCTGATGGTGGAAAATATTACTCTGATTTTTTAGAGGAAGGATTCATTGCAATTGCTAATAACAAAATAACCATTGCATCCATTAACAAACGGAAGCAAAGTTCTAATTCAAATAATATTAACTACAGAGAACTATATCTTGATGCATATCCAAACGAAAGTAACCAGACTGCAGGTCTTCGTGCTAACCAGATTCGTAGATTTGCCAGCACTATGAAAATTAACGATATCGTGCTGGTACCTGCTAAAAACTCAACAAATTTTCTTATCGGAGTTATTACTAGCAGTGCATATGATGCTAATCAAGCTAATATCACTAAAAAGATCGATCTTCAAACATTAAATGCAAATCATTCTACTATTTGCCCGTATACTAAACGTCGAGACGTAACTTGGATTAAAGAAATTTTTAAAAATCAGCTTCCCAAAGGATTGTTGTGGGCATTATCAGCCCATGAAGCATTATTTCATATACAATCAATTGACGATATTAATTCAATTGACCGTCTCTTTAGCCCACTTTATATTAAAAACAAAAATGTTCACTTTCTTATCAGTGCTGGCACAAACGAAAACTTAACCATGAAACAATGGGATGAATTTATTTCTATTTTGAAGACTGCTGATATTGATCCAAAATTAATAAAGGTGGATATTCGCCGTAATTCGCCTGTCTCTATGAATTTAATCGCTACTGTAATAAAAATAAATGAGCTCTATAAATTATATAAAGCCATAGAGCCTTTTTTAGAAGCAGGAGTCTTAACCACTGGCACAGGTGGAACCTTACTTTTCGCATGGCGTGTAATTGGTGGTAAACGTGGTAAGGAACTGGGATTAGTAGAATGGTGTCAAGAAATTTATAGACAGCATTTAGAAAATAAAAAGCTTAAATACAAAGTTAATTATAAGATAGCTAAGCAAAAAGATTCAGAGTTAAAACGAGCAAAATTACATCCTAAAGTTAGTGGAACCTTAATTCTACCTGAAAGTAAATCCATGAATCAGGATCAGGAATCACTTTCGCAATCAACAAAGTTACGGGAAAAACAATCAAAAAAAGTACTACTAAATCAGCTTGTCGAGTTATTAATATACTTATCACTTTCAGCCAAAAAGTAATTGTTGTTGATAATAACCAGTAAGCCCAGATCTTTTTTAACATTGCTTTCCCCCCTTTTTTATAATTATACTCCTAATAAAACATCTTAGAGATGGTATTATTTAGCAATGAATTGTCAATTAAATGTGAAGTTACAAATCATTGTCACTCGCTTAGTACCCCTTTATTGGGGTATATATTTTCAGCTCAAAGGAACATACGTTTGGGAATGTCAACCTATTGTTATTTCCAGTTGGGAGGAATAAAACATGTCAGTAACCAAACTTAATAATGGTAAATGGCAGGCCCGTGTCTCTTATAAAGATGATGACGGTAACTATAAGTCGGTTACTCATTTAGAAAAGCGCAAAACTGACGCTGTTGAGTGGGAAACTAAAACTAAAAATGCTCTGCTGGAAGGTGCTGACTTATCACGTAGCACCGAGAGTCTAAAGCACTACTTTCTTGATTGGATCAGAATTTACAAAACTGACGGCGTATCGCGTCATACCCACGAGCTATATATGGGCAACTGGCGCCACGTCTCTGCCTATTTTAAAGATAAACCTATGAGCTCAATTAAACGCCAAGATTACCAGAAGTTCCTGAATGAATTTGGCCGCAGTCACGGAATTGCCACATCTCACAAGCTTCATCAACAAGTACACACTGCAATCAAGGACGCCGTAGCTGATGGTATTCTAAAACGTGACTTTGCTTACAAGGCGCACGTCACTGGACGCCCTCCTAAGCCCGTAGAGGAAAAGTATTTGACGTTGTCAGATTATAAGAAGCTGCGTAAATACCTCATTAAAACAGCTGATTATGACCACATGACTATGCTGATGATGCTGTTTCAATTAGAAACTGGAACCAGGTTCGAGGAAGCTGCTGGTCTGACGTGGGATAATTTGGATTTGAATAATGGAATAGTTCACATTAAACAGCAGTGGGACGCCCGTAGACAGAATTTTCGTCCAACTAAGGGAAATGGACAGGCCGATGGAGATATAACCATAGGGCCCGCCTACTGTCGTTTTATGAGGGCCTATCGCATCACACAGAAAGATTATTTAGAACTACACGAAATGAAGAATCCTAAGAACCTCGTATTTTGGTCTAAACTAGGAAAAATCGTGGGCAATGGGAATGCAAACGAAGAGCTAGGACGTATTTGTACCCGTCTAAAGATCAACAAAGTTACAACACACGCCATGAGGCACACACACGCTTCGATTCTTATCTTAAATCATGAGTCCCTTCCCTATGTTCAACATCGCCTTCGACATCAAAAACTAGAAACGACCGTTAACACCTACGTCCATCTTATTGAAGAAGAAAACGGCGTGTCAGATAAGAAGGCTACCGAGCTAATGGACGAAGGATTTTAA